GGCGATCTCGCCGATCTCGACGGTCGGCTGCTGCCGGATGAATACGATATCGCCGGGGTGTATGTTGTCGCCGATCATGCTGTCGCCCTTGACGGTGAGCGCGAAGTCGGCTTTTTTATCTTGCAGGGGCGCGTAGCCCTCGATGTTTTCTTCGGCGAGGATCGGCGTGCCTGCCGCGATGGTGCCTATGATGGGCACCATGGTCGGATTGTATGGCTCGATATTGGGGAGTTTTGGGATGTCGGAGGATTCCGTTGGCTGCTCCCAACCCATCAGGCGTTCGGGTGTCGTTTGTAAAGCCTGAGCAAAAGCTACGATTTTTGATTGAGGGATATCATTCTCACCTTTTTCAATTTTATTGATAGAAGAGCGCGATTTATATCCAAGACGCTTTGCCAGCTCTTCTTGTGATATCCCGAGTTCTTCTCTACGAGCGCGAATCCTTTTGTATATCTCTAGCATGTGAGCACCACCTAGGCATAAACTTTAATTTATCATCAGTGTACTATATTGTTTACTAAAAATCAACATTTTTTTATTTTCCCCAATAAAAATGTTGACACATAATCTACGCCGTGCTATTATACGAGTGTAGATTTATATTCAACAAGGAGGGAGCGCAGAGAATGACGGATACCGTGGAGTTTGAAATTGCGCTGAAGAGAGTAGGGCTTACCAAGAAAAAAGTAGCCCAGAGCCTTGGTATCTCGGATATGAGCTTATATCAGAAGGTCAACAATATCACAGAGTTTAAGGCAAGCGAAATTTCAAAGTTGTATGAACTGCTGAAGCTCAGTAGTCTTACTGACCAGCAGAAAATTTTTTTTGCGCATTGAGTTGATTTAAAATCAACAAACATCGCCGTACCGAAGAGGACAGTCGCCCTCGCGATCCAGCGGGGCGGCGTAGAGAGGGGTGGGAGTCCATGACAGAGGACGAGAAAAAATGGATGACAAGAGAAGCAGAAGAAGCCCGCGCAGTCCAACGAAGCGCTTCCCCGAGAGAAAAGGAGAGATTTACACCATGAAAACTTACTACTGTGTTACATCAGCTGTTGACGACCGTGGTCGCATGACGGCGGCGGTTACGGAATCCGTGGAGGCGGAGCAGATGCCCCAAAACACCTGCACGTCGACGCGGCGTAAAGACATCTACAGGGACTGGTTCGAGAGCCGCAAAGAGGCGGAGGATTTCGTCGATGAGGCTCGGAGTGCATAAAGCCGAAACGCCCGCAAGGGCGTCCGCAGGGGATTGCCTCCCTGCGCTGATGATGGCAGGCAAGCGCCCCGTCTCGATGTACGAGGCGAATCATGGTGGAAACGCAGAACAGGCGGGGCGCAGTTCTGTAGAGGAGGTGGTGGCATGGCAAGAAAAGCGACAGACGAGGCAGCGGCCAAGCTCGTCGCGACGCTCCTTGAAGGCATCTCCAAGATTGCCGAGGAGCGAGTGAAGGAGAAGATGGCGGAGTTGTCTGAGGAAATCTTGAAGAAGCTGCCGGAGGTGGTGGCATTGCCGCCGCCGCCAGCAGAGGTGCCACAAGAGCGGCTGTTGACAGCCGCTGATGTGGCAGAGCTTCTTGCCTGCTCGGAAGGAGCGGTGAAGAAGCGTATGGACGCGGGCGACCTCGCCTACATCGTGGAGAGAGGCAGCGACCGCAGAAGGGTTCCGTATTCGTGGGTGGTGGAATACATCCACCGCCACAAGAGGTATACGGGCCCGTTGGGAAAGAGACGGGAGATTATATAGGGAGGAGTCAAAATGAAAACGGAAGTCATCACGGAGCGCCCTGCTTTCACGCTGCAGGGCAGCAGCTTTGACGGGGTGGGCGAGGTCGTGGAAATCAGCTTCGCCGAGCTGCGGAAGGCGGAAGTCGGCGAGCGCTGGGAAGCGTTCGACACGCACAACTGCCGCCGCGACCTCAACGAGGAGAGCGCCGAACTGATTTACAAGACCGAGGACGGTGCGGCAGTGCTGTTCCGTGCCGAGGGGACAAGCGACGAGCCGTCCCCGCAGCCGTGGAAGGCGAAGCCACGGCTGAAGTGGTTCGCGTTCGCGTAGTTTATCTGACCGCCCCTACATGGGGCGATGCAGAAAGGAGGGGTACTTATGTACCTGCATAAGATTCAGTTGCAAAAACCGTTTCCGCAAAAGCGTCTAGGCAACTCTCTCACGTGGAAAGTTGCCTACGACGGAAAGAAGCTGACTTTCGTCCACGGGAACAGCGGTCGAGAGTACCGCGTGCCACAGAAATCCCCGGCTTTTATCGGGGTTAATATCGAAAGTGGGGAGCCGCGGGTGTTTCCCATCAAGAAGCCCCGCGACCCGCGCCGCGCTCTCCTCTGGGAACATGGATTCCGCCGCCGCGATGAGGTGCCGGAGGCGCCGACGTACGAGGATTTCGAGAAGCAGTATTGTTTCCTCTACGACGACAAGGGGCGGTGGACGGGCGGATATGCGCCGCATTTCGTCCACCGTTCCCAAAACCTCTTCCTCGGCTACGTCCGTGAGGCTGTGAGGTATCGCGGCTTCCAGCGTGCATGGTGGATGTCACCAGACTGCACACTGGAGGAGGTGCAAGAGGCTGTGAAAGGCCTTGGCGGGTTGCGCCGCGACTACGCCGAGGAGGGGACGGGCTACTAATCCCGCCTCATAGTTACCCCATATACTGTGCGTCCGTCCCAAGGCGCACGGTGGAGATCATCGGGAGATTGCGCAAGCAGTCTCCCTTTTTTGTGGCAAATGAGGAGGCAGCAGTATGACAGAGACAACACGCCTGCAGGAGCTTATCGAGATTTTTTGTGACGCCGATCGGCGTCGGGGTCTCGCAGTGGAAGAGATTGAGCAGTATTGCCCGACCATCGGCGAGGCTATTGAGGCAGTGTAGTAATGGACGAGGATCTTAGAACCGTACTTAGGAAATATGATACCGCCTTTTGTAGTGTGCATCTTGATAACGTCAGCCTAACAATCATAAATTGCAAGGATGAAGATGTTGCCAAGTCTACAATCGACATTCTTACTCTGGCGCTTGAGCGTATACAAGATCCATGGAAAAGGCTTTCGCTCCTCTCTGACGTTGCTATTACCGCGAAGAAACTCGCGATGAAAACGATTGAAAATATGTCTAAGGACAGATGAAGTTGAGAACAAGATGACAATAAACAGAAAAAGCGCCCCCCGTCGGCGACAAGCGATGATGGGCGCAAAGGATGCGTAGGAGGAGCAAAATGACAGAAAAGAAGTTTGATGATATCGCGAAGGCGCTGAGGACGGATGGTTGTGATACCTCTGTCGTAATGGCACATTTTGATGGAAAAATGTCAATAGAGGTGTTTGGGTCTGTCGACAGTATCGTCTCTGCAGCAGTCCATATTATTGTCGAGGCGATTAGAGGTGTAGAGGATTTGGATGGCAAGCACTCTCGCCTCGTTGCTGCCACCATGAGCTTAATCGAATACGGAAAGGCACTGTTGGCAACAGAGTCTGAGGCAAAAGAAGAACGCCCAGAGCAGCTGCACTGAGCGCAAAGAAAGTTGTATCGCCGTGAGTATATCACGGGAACGGAGGGAATGCAAATGACGTACATTGTTGACTTTGAAATCAACGGTATGATCGAGGTTACTGCGGAGAGTGAGGATGAGGCAACAGACATCGTGAAAGCGATGAACCTCCACGAACTCATCGAGGACGCGGATAGTGTGCTGATTGACGCATGCGCGCAGGAAGTTGACGAGGAGGAGTAGATATGAAGATTCCGAAGCGGCTTCCCAAGAAGCTGCAAGAGTATGTGGAGTTGGAGAATGCGTTTCGCGATTTGAAGCTTGTCTCGGCTGAGATGAGGCGAATGAAAGGGTACGTGCACATCGAGCTGACCTACCTCGACCGTTTGGGCGACATGTTCGTGACGCTCGACAGTGCGATGGGCTATCACAAGCACAAGAAGGAAGTCTGGGAGAGCGCAAGCTCGCAGACGCGGCGGGCGGACATATACCGAAAGGCGGTGCTGGCATCATGAAAATCCTGCGCCTTGAGCTGGAAAACTTCCGCGGCATCAAGAACCTTGCCATCGACTTTGACGGCAAGGACACGGACATCTTCGGCACGAACGGCACGGGCAAGACCACGGTGGCAAATGCCATCTGCTGGCTCTTGCTCGACCGCCCGGCGACCGAAGAGCCGGACTTTGACCCCAAGACGACGGGCGCACATGGCATCCACCATGTTGCGACCATCGAGATCGAGACGGATCGCGGAAACCAAATCGCGCTCACCAAGGACTACTACGAGAAGTGGACGAGGAAGCGCGGCGCAGCTGAGAGCGAGTTCACGGGAAACGTCACAGACTACTTCATCGACGGCGTGCGAGCCAAGAAGAAGGAGTACACTGCCACCGTTGAGAGAGCCTGCGGCACGAGCTTGGACAATCTCAAGATGCTCATGGTGCTCGGCTATTTTGCTGACACGATGAGCACCGACGACAAGCGGCGCATCCTCTTTGAAATGGCGGGAGATTTCACCGACGCTGATGTCTTTGCCAAGAACGAAGCCCTGCAAGACCTCACGCCGTACCTCGTCATGCCGGGCAGCTCCGGCAAGAGCTACACGATCGAACAGTGGCAGAAGATCGCCAAGGAGCAGCGACTGAAGCTCAACAAAGACTTGGAGCTGCTGCCGACACGCATCGACGAGGCGGCGAAGGGCATCCCCGAAGAGATTGCGGACGAAGCCGCCTTGCAGACGGAATTACGGCGACTGGAAAAAGAGAAGGCCGCTGCAGAAGAAGAGCGGCGCACCCTCTTGACCGAAGACGGCAAGAAGGATGCCATCCGCACCGCCGTCGCCAACCTGCGAGTAGAGATGGAAAACGCGCGGGCGGCGTACATCAAGGATGGTGTCGAGAAGAACCGCGACATCCACGCCGCTATCGACGAGGTGACGCGCGAGAAGCGAGCCATTGGCGAGGAAATCGACGCCATCAAGCGCAGGCTGCGCGATGCGGACAGGGAGAAGGCGCGCATGAGCGAACTGCGCGCCGCACTCATGGAAGAGTACGCCGCCGCTCAAGCAGAGCAGTGGGACGCGGGAAAGGAAACCTGCCCGACCTGCGGACAGGCGCTCCCCGTCGAGAAGGTACAGGAGCTGCGCGCCGCCTTTAACGAGCGGAAGGCGGCGCAGAAGGAGTCAATCAACCGTCGCGGGCAGGAATGCAACAAGGCGAAAATCCAACAGATGGAGGAAGCGATCGCCGCACAGACGGCGGAGGTTGAGGCGAAAGAAAGGAGCCTCGCCGACATCGACGAGCGCTTGTCCAACCTCCAAGGCTCGCTCATGGTGCAGCCGCCGTTTGAAACGACGGAGGAGTACACGCTCTTCACGCAGCGCATCGAAGAGATGCAGGACACCGAAGGCAGCGACGACAGCGCACAGGACGAGACGGTGCGCCACTACGCGGCAAAGGTGCAGGCAATCCAAGAGGCGATTGCCGCGGCGAATCTGCGCATTGCGGAGGCAAGAGCCTCGGAGGAAAGCAAGAAGCGAGTCGCCGAGCTTGAGGCATCGCTCAAAGAAACAGCGGCGCAGATGGAACACATCGAACGCGGCATCCATCTCGCAGAAGATTTCGTGCGTACGAAAGCCCGTATGGTCACGGACAGTATCAACGGGCATTTCAGCATCGTGCGGTTCGTACTCTTCAGAGAACAAATCAACGGTGGGCTGAAGGAGATCTGCGAGCCGACCTTGGAGAACAAGGCGGGCGAGTGGGTTGAGTACCGCAGCGCCAACTATGCGGCGCAGGTCAATGCCAAGATCGACATCGTGACGACGCTCATGCGGCACTACGGCGTGACGCTGCCCATCCTCATGGATCAGGCGGAAAGCGTCACAGCGCCGCTCACCACGAACGGCCAGCTCATTCGCTTTATCGTATCGGCGCCGGACACGGAAGCCTTACGTATCAAGACAAGGGACTAAGGAGGAAAACATCATGGCACAGAATCCGACAGCATTGGACAAGCAAAACGCGGCGAACATCGCCAAAATCGAAAACTGGGTTGAAAGCGACACCATCAAGAGGAAGTTCCATGAGGTGCTCGACAAGGGCGCAGGGGCGTTTGTCACGAGTCTCCTCAGCCTCGTCAAGGCCAGTCCGCAGCTCGCTGCAGCAGACCCCAAGACCATTCTCGGGGCGGCGATGACGGCTGCGACGCTCAAGCTCCCCATCAATCCGAACCTTGGCTTTGCCTACATCATTCCCTATGGCAAGGATGCCCAATTCCAGATGGGGTGGAAGGGATATGTCCAGCTCGCCATGCGCACGGGGCAGTACAAGAACATTAACACCGCCGTCGTCTACGAAGGGCAGATTGAGGACATCGACTTTATCACGGGCGAGATCATCCGGGGCAAGAAAAAGAGCGACAAAGTGGTCGGCTACGTCGCCTATTTCGAGCTTGTCAACGGCTTCAAAAAGACCCTCTATATGAGCTCGGAGGACATGCTTCGGCATGCGATGACGTTCTCCAAGGCATATCAGTACGACAAGCGCAGCGGGAAAAGCGCAAGCGTATGGACGACCAATTTTGAGGCAATGGGACTCAAGACGGTGATCAAGCAGCTCATCAGCAAGTACGGCATCATGAGCATCGACATGCAGGGCATGGCGCTCTCAGAAGCAATCAGTGCAGATAGTGAGTATGAGCGCCCCGTCGAGCAGAACGTGACGCCGCTTGAAGAAGCTGCAGCAGAGCAGACGATCGAAGCTGCAGCAGAAGAGGCTCCGATCG